TGCAAGTTGCTGTGCATTAAAAGAACCTTTAGCAAAGCGGACAACATAACTTGTAGTTGTTATCGGTTCAATCCAATTAAATTCACCGGAAGAACCTTTAACAGTATCGGTAAAAAATGTCTGCAATGTTGCGTATTCACTCGCACTCATTCTATTATACTGTACAGCCCTTGACATAGTCAATCTTGAATTAAGTTGCCTTGTTCTTATATACCCTGCTTCCGATTCGGAAACCAAAGTATTATCTTTAAATGTTTTGCCAAGCGGTTCAATAGGTTTTGCGGTTAAGGTTGGAAAGTCAGCCATTATCTACCCCCGAATAATCTTGCGGTTCTACCGCCTGTCATTGCATCTTTTACGATTACATCAATTATTTTTTCATCAGGATTGAAACTTAATTCCTGCACTGCAACCTGACTTTGTGAATTATTCTGAATGTTTACAGTAACGGGAACTTGTTTCGCCGTTGCCTGTCTTGCACTCGGATTTGAACTTGCTGACGGTGGTGAAGTTTGTGTTGTTGCCTGTGTATAAGTCGCAGAACTGCCGTTTAATGCCCCCGAAAAACTTCCGCCTATCATACCTATCGATTCGTTTGTTACATTCTGAGCCAACATATTTGAAAGGCTTTTAAGGATTGAATCAAGGAATGAATTAAAATAATCTGATAGGCTGTCAAGTTCACCTTTGAAAGCATCAAAAAAGAAATCGCTGAAAAAAGTATTCATTGCCTGTGCGGTATCTTGAGCAAAATCTTTTAATTCGCCGAAAGCATCTTTAATGTGAATTGTCATTTCTTCTGCGTTGCCACCAAAAGCACCGGAAAACATCATCATGCTTTTTGCCATGTCCGTTGCTGTATTCAAAGCATATTGAACGGCTTCTTTTCTTGCTTTATCATTTAATTCCTTTCCTGTCTTTTCAACATCTTTAAGGAAGTTATTAAACATTCTTACGGATTCTTTGTAGTTTCTATCCCGTTCCTTTGCTAAATCCCACATCTGCTTAATTTTTTTGTCGTTTGCTTCTTTTAAAGAATTTTGATATATTTTTTGTATTTCGATTTTAGTTTTATTATATAATTCATATTTTTTTAACTCATCGTCATAAATTTTTTTTAATTCTTTGTTAAAGGCTGTTTGATTAGATTGAAATATTTTATTTTTTTCAGCCAATGTTTCTTGAATTTCATCAAACTTTTTTATCAAAAAATTCAAACCCCAACCCTCACCACCCGACATAGATTCAATAAGTTCTTTTTGTTTTTGTGTTTCGGCGGTTACTTCTTTAACCTTGGTTAGATAAATATCCTTAACACCGTTCAATACTTGCTCTACACTTGCTAAAGCTTCTGCTCTTTTTGCAGATTGGTCTTGAATATCTGTTACAGCCGTTAAAATTAAAAGCCTTTCTTTTTCGGCATTTCTAAAAGCTTTTTCGACCGTTACTATTTCTTTTTTCGCTTCTTCAATATAACGGTAATATCTATCATCACCTATTTTGCTTTTTTGTTGCATACCTTCAAGAGTGTTTTCGGCATTAATGATGTTTTGCAAATATTCATATCTTTTTTTAAGTTCGTTTTCTTTTACCGTAGCTTCGGGAAGTTTGCTTAATTTATAAACAGCAAATAAACCATCAAAACCTTCTCTTATTGTAGCGATTACAGGAACAAGTTCTTTCATTATCTGAACCATTCCCTGAACCATTTCCTTAAAAACTAAAAGAACATCATTAAGCAATGCCCTAAAATCAACCTCTTTCTTTAATTGCTTAAACGCTTCTTCTAATGTAGAAACAATTGCTTTTACTTCATCAAAAACACCGCTCGAAAGTCCTATTTCTTCAAGCAAAAGTTTCCAAACATCGTTCATGTTTGAAACCCTGCCCATAAATGTTTTAAGCAAATTATCCATTGCACCGTCAAATCTTTTAGTTATTTCATGAAGTAACTGAATAACTTCATCTTTATTTTTGTTTATAGTTCTCGACATAGCTTTTCCGTTTTCAGCCCAGTTAAATGTCATTTGTTCGCCGACTTGATTAACGGTTATGCCAAACTGTTTAAGCATTACTGTTCTGCCAACTAAAACACCCGTAAAAGCATCTACGGAAGTGCTTAAATCTTTGCCAAAAGCACTTGCTAAATCGCCGAGCATTTTTAGTTCTGCGGGAATGTTTTTTATACCTATTGCACTTAATCTGGTAAAAGCATCGCCGACCTCACCAAGTTCAAAAGGCGTTGTTGCTGTAAAATCTTTAATCCAGTCCAAAGCTTCTTTTGCTTGAATCGCCCCGCCCGTTACTGTTTTAAGAGCGACACCCATTCTTTCAAATTCGGCGGTAACAGAAATAACCTCAGACATTTTCTGAAAAGCATTTGTTATTCCATCAAAAGCAACACGCAAAGTATGAAAAGTTGCCCCTAAAGTTAAAACTGTTTTCTGGAAATCGGAAAAACCGCCCTGAAGTTTTTTCAGTTCGTTTGAAGCTAAGTCTTGTAAATTGACTTGAATTACTACATTATTTGCCATGTTTTACCGCCACTTCTTTGACATAGTAACTAAAGGTTTCGTTTTTACTTTTCATATTTTTATATTCAGCTAAGGTATTTTCAAGAATGGTAATCTTGTTGAAATCTTCCTCTGAAAGTTTGTAGTTTATTGTTTCGCAAATAAACTTTAATCCTGCATAATCTATAAAGCCGTTCATATTCCTGCAAAATTTCAACTTGCCCCAAACTAACATAAAGAAAAAGTTTTCATCATGTACTTCGGGGCAGTTAAAAATGCAACCTATACAGTTTTTATCTTCGTGCTTACGGCATATCTTGCAGTATTCTGCTCTCTTTTCGTCTATTTCCCACTTCCAGAGGGCAATCAGTTTTTTGTTGCTTCGTCTGTTCCCATTGTCTTTCTCATGATTTCAGAAGCTGTTTTGATTATTTCAAGTCCTGAAAATTCAGTTACATCTTTATCAGGGAAAGATACTTCAAAAACTGCGGTAAAAAAATCATAACCGATTTCGTCTGTGTCAAAACTTTTCATTTTGAACATATCAAAACCTTTTTTTCTGAGGGATTCAAGTTGATGAATGTTTAAAAATTTTGTTTCCATGTTTATTTACCTCTTATAAAAGTTTGTGCATACGGCTGTTTTTGATTGTGATTCTTGATGATGTTAATTCAGTTGAATTGTAGAACAGTTCAAAATTAAATGTTGTTGTTACACCGTTCGGCCCTTCAAGTACAGGATAATTTCTGTTAAACTTTACTGACGGGAAAAAAATTATTACTTTTTCAGGGTCATCATAAGAAAGTTTTTTCTGTGATTCGTAAGTAACTTCAAGAGAAGAAGGAGTTCCGGCATCAGCTTTATCTATAATTCTTCTGTCTTTAAAAAGCCCTGTAAGTGTTCCGTTAAATTCAAACATTGTTTCAGGTATTTCGCCCCTGCCACCGCCATCACCTACGGTATATGAATTGCCGTCAAGTGAATAGCCTAATGATAAATCGGCATTTGTTACTGTACTTGTATAAGCTGTGCCACCCTCTTTAATTGATGATTCTGTAACGAGCCACTGGCTGTAATCGGTAATTTCTTCAATGTTTGTAAAATAAGGTGTCGAACTTGCTTCGCCGTCTTTGCCAAGAAAGGATATTGTCAAGTTTACTTCTGTGTTTTCGGCATTAACGGAAAATGAAAGATTTGAAGCTTTTAATCCTGTGTAAACAAAATACTGTGCAATGTCGGGCTGAAAATATTCAACGGTATATGAATCCTGATCATCTGAATCGCTGAATACAAAAGTGGTGTAAAGATTGATTTCATAATCGGCAGTATAAGCTGTCACACTTGTATCGTCTGCACCAATTGCAAAGCCGAGAATATGCCCGATTGTTGTTGCGGTGTTTGTTCCTGTTGCCCATTTAAGTTCAAGAGAAGTACCGCCGGTTTGAGTAATTGTAATCTTTCTTGTATCTTCATCATAGGTTACAGCATAGGTGTAAGTTCCCCCTGCGTTCATCTGTGTTTCAATTTCTGTTGCAAGAGTTCTTAAAGTATAAGTTCCGGCTGTGATTGTTGCTTTAATTTCTGTTCCTGCATCTTCTGAAAAGTCAAGAGAACCGTTATCAGCTGTAATAAGAATGTTATTGATTGCAACATCGCTTGTAACTGTCAAACCAGCTGTCATATCCGCTACGGTTGAAAAACCGAGCATATCAAGAATACTTGCCGATTTGTTTGTTCCTGTATTAAATAAAAGCTGAAAACTTGTTACTCCGGTTGCGGATATTGTAAATTTCTTTGTTACCCTTGAATATGTAGCGGTATAAGTTCCCGCCCCTGCAACTTCAAGTTCTTCTTTCAGTTTTGCTTCAAGTCCGGCAATAGAATAAGTTCCAGAATCAAGAGTTGCTGTTAATTCTGCACCAAGTCCGCTTCCGGTATCTTCTTTGAAGTTTATTTTATTGTTGTTTATACCGATAACAAAAGTTTTATCTGTTGATGGTGTTTTATAAAGCATTTGACAAATAAGAGGGAAAAACTCTTTATGAAAGCCAACTGATACATCACCCGCACAATCTATGTTTCCGAGTGTCGGTTCT